CTGACGAACGACTTTCAGGACGCACGATTTATGCCGGAGACTGAGATTGCCGTGCCTCTTCCCGCGCCGAGCCCGCCTTCTGTCTCTGACACTGCCGGGTGGCAGACTGCTGTCCGTAGGCGATAGATAGAACAAAATATTACACAACAATAAAAAATACCCCTGATGAGTCTTTGAAAATTAAGACGAAACGGCCAATGATCCCTTCGGGGTGAGGCTGTCGGGTACCCCAACACAGAACAATCTTCCACCATTCTCCTAGAAGTAATCCACACGACAGAAATGTCTGCAATTGCGTCCGCACCGGCTATTCTCAGCCGCTCGTCCGCCCCCAACGAGGCTATTCTCCAGCCTATCGCTACCGCGACACCCGCTATTGGCTCGGTTATTCCAGCCATCAGCCCCTTCTTCGCGGCAGACTACGACCGCGTCCTTGCGGAGAGCGTCACCTACCGCTCCCCAAATGGCGACCCTCTCTACGGCACCATCGGAGCCTCTTGGCGGATCCACGAGGATCTGCGTCCTGCCGCGGCGCGCCTTGCGAACAATCGCGCTGCTCTCATCCAGTACGTGATGAAGGATGCTCGGTATGAACCTATCGGGGACATGCCCTCACGCCCAACAAAGGCGACAGCATCGCAGGCAGTTGACATCTTCCTCTTCTTCAACGACCCCAAGCAGGAGTTCTTCTTCATCAAGAAGGGTACCTCATGTCAGTGGCTCGTGCGCAAGACTACGGGCTATTTCTATGCATCTCCTGTCAATGGAGTAGGAATGGCACACCGTGTGGGATACCAGGTTATCCGCAAGGCCACCGATGAGGAGTCAGTCAAGCAACTCGGCCGCGGAATCACGACCTGGATGAAGGGCGGGATGAAGGTCTCAGCGTAGACGCTCCATAAAAGAAAAGCTGAGTTTTCTTTCCTCAATAGAGGTTCTTTTTTTATGATGCTCTGTCTCATGATTCTAGCAGATGTCCTTATCTTATTATCAAAAATTGAAAAGCAAAGGCCGGGATAATGTCAATTGGACCGAATCACTACAACACAGACAGAAATCTAACATCCAAAATGGCTTCTAGCGCCAGCTTCGCAAAGGTAATCTTCTCCGAGAAGGACGTGGAGCAATTCGCCGCCGCGAACAAGAAGTGTGTAATGGAGGAGAAGCAGCTGCTTCTTCAGGAGTGGGCGCCGGATGCTCTGGTGGACGCTATCCTGAACCCTAAGTCTCCTTCTCGGGTCAACTACGACGCTGTTCCGATTGACCAGATTAAGGCAGAGCTGGCATCCGGCAAGACCTCCGCGCTTGTTTGGACCGCCAAGCATGCCTTCTTCAAGAAGGACTCCAGCCCTCCGGGGTTTGATTGCCGCGGGGAGATCTACAAGGGCCAGATTCAGCGGCACTGGCAGTACAACAAGAATGATCGGTATCGTGCTCCAACTGTGGAAGATGTTGCTTGCTACACTCGGGTCCATGAGACTCTCCGCAATGGCCGCCCCGGCTTCTTGAAGGCTGGGAGCCCGCAGACTAGTATCCTTGCTGTTGTCAAGCACACGGATTTCTTGTCTCTACTGGCTTCTCGGTTCGGCAACAAGTTCACCTGCTCCTACACGATGGAGCAGGACGGGGAGGAGACGCAATACTGGACTCCTTATGTCATCAGGGTCTTCCTTCAGTTCTGGCCCAACGGGCTGGAGAAGTCTAAGGCGGAGAAGATCGCTAAGGCGAAGGCGGACTTCCAGCACAGGAGCGACACCTTGATTGTCTCCAGTTGCATCACCTGCAAGAAGTTGCTGACTCGTGCGGTCCGCATTGAGTCCGCCTGCTCCAAGGACTGTCGCTGCCACGAGCACGATGGCTACTTCTGCTCTGACGAGTGCTTGGGACCGTATTTCCGCCGGGCCTAGATGATAAAAAAAGAAAGCTGTGTTTCTTTCCTCTATCCGTAAGGATGAGGTTCTTTTTTTATGTCTTTCCAGCATGTAAAATTGAATATACTGGGCTCAGACAATAATAATTGTGGTTGCTCTCTATATCCTCCATCTTTCACAATCGTAATCTAGCAATCAGAAATGCCTAGTAATGCGGCCGCTCCTCCGCTGCCGGAACGTGTCTTAAAGATCATTGCTATTGGGGAGAATGCTGAGGATCTGCTCTTTGAGAAGCAGGATGACATCCGCAGTATGGAGTCGGGCTTGGACTATACAGAGCAGCGGCTGGCTGACTTGGCGGATCAGCATGAGAAGGCTCCCGCTAAGGAAAAGAAGCATTTTGTCGCTGAGATCAGTGGGCTCAAGGAGCAGATCAAGGGCATGAAGAAGGAGATCGCAGTGGCAAGAGGACAGGCCACAAAGATGCAGCACCGAATCAACGAGATCCGGCAGAAGGCGCGGGATACTCTGTGGGAGATTCGTGCGGCGGAGGCGAAGAGGTCTATCTCTAAGGGAAGTGGTCACACTTGATTTATGCTAGCAAAAGAAACGAGGTCGTTTCTTTCCTCTTCCATAGGAGGTTCTTTTTTTAAATAAAATTGAATAATTTATTGGCAGAATAGTTAATTGGCTACCTACATACAGAAATCTGGCAAAAATGATGCCTCTTATTGTGGCTGTCGCAATCAATATTGCTGTAATTCTTTACGCCGGATTTCTAGTGTGTCTTCTGTGTATACTGATAGTTCAGTTTATCGCAGACGGGTGTTTTCCTAATCGTCGGCGTCGCTTGTGGTTTTAAAAAATTGAAAAGGGCAGCGGGCCCGATTTTTTTGTGGGGTTGTCAATAAGCAATCTCGTCTCCTTCGCCTCCAGCAATAATCCTCGATAGAAATGGCCTTCGCAACGCAGCAGCAGATCAACGCAATCGCGGTGGAGAACCGCAAGTTCCACCACCAGACCACGGTGGAGTGGATGAACCGCACGGTGGCGGACCCGCTCTTCAAGTTCTTGGCCTCAATCGTAGACACGAAGAAGAACAACATCTTGGCTGACCTTGCGGTGAACGCCAAGAAGCAGTACATCCCGACAGTCTCTTTCTTTTGTGTCTACGAGACAGTCTTTGCCAAGAAGATGGGTGGCCGGGAGGACACGAGGCACGACCTAGTTCATAACTGGCAGTTGCCGGGACCTCCTATGACAGTGCTGGAGTATGTCAAGGATGAGCCAGTCTGGCATCAGACACCCTCTAGAGTTATTCCTGAGGAGTTCTGGCAGTTCGGCAGCAGGGCGCCGGATGAGCAGAATGACTTCTACATGACGCTTCAGGATTCGGATACGCTCCGCCTTCTGGAGAACCATCTCGGTGACAACTTCTCCTGCCATGTTAGTCGGAAGGTGATGTATCTGCGGCAGCAGTATACCACCTATGAGGTGGAGGTCAGTGTTCAGTTCCATTTGACCAAGCGGCCTGTCTTCCGCAAGGAGCAGATTGCGGCAGCTGTCAAGCGCTACGAGACGCGGCAGAAGGCGATTGAGGTGGACCGCCGGATGGACCGCTGGCAGCAGCTTTACGATGAGGATGCGAAGTTGGCTGAGGAACTGGAGGCTATTCCCTATCCTTTTACTGGTCTGAACGCCTTCAAGGTATCGGGCATCGTGGCTCGGCGGAAGATTATCTACGCTGAGATGTATCCTGAGGATGGACCGGAGTACGACCGGGATGACATCAACAAGGCTGCAGTCGCGAATCGCAACGGGTTCTAAGCAACAAATACAAACACAAAGACAAAGACAAAGACAAAACAAAGAACAAAACAAAATCTTATTTATTTTTTACATAAATAGAATTGAAGGATATAGAGTATGGAAACTTGTCTTTTTTGCTTAGAACCCACAACTATAGCAAATAATCCTCTTTTGCATATTAATTTCTCAAAATATCCGGATGTGTGTTCTTGTCGTATATATTCACATTTTGATTGCTGGATGATTTATTATCTAAAAAAAGGTCATTTTGAGTGTCCTATCTGTCATACTAAATGTGATCGTAGCGAAAATGTTATAGTCCGAATAAGAGATCTTAGGGCACAGATTCAAGTACACGAAGGAGGACTTCGTCAACATACACTTTGTATTATTTGCGGATGTTTCTGGTATACTGGAATTATTTTTGTTTGTTTATTTGTTCCTATTTTCTTGTATTTGAAACGTTGAAATAGTAAAAATTGAAACCTTTTTTGTAGAGAAATTTATGTGGGGTAAAAATGTCTTTCGTAATTGAAGCTCGTATGGATGCTATTAAGCAAATGAGTAATGAGAAGCGGGCCTCCACTGAAGATGAGATTGACTATATCACGGAAAAGATTGAACGCTTTAGTCGGCAGATGACACCCGACCAGTGTGCAGATTGGTCTCGGTTGCTTAAGTTCCGGCAGATGCAGCTTGCTTTGGATGATCTGGCTGCGGTGAATCTAGAAAAGACACAGACGCTTGATACTAAGAAGATTATGGATGACGCTCTAGAAACAGTTCGTCTTTATCATGCCTCCTGTAAGAGTCGGCGGGTCCAGCAGATTCCAGTAAGGCGGCCAGATTCTCCATATGTGTGTACAGAAATCTTTACTCCTTGTGAAATTTGTCAGCCAGTCCATGATACTGGTGGAGCGATGCTGGCTACTCTTATGACGCCTGGTACAGAACATGTTGGTATTCCCATGATTGTACATGCGCAGGAATATCCCAGTGGTGCTTTGGCTCCAGCAGATGAAGAGGATCTCTATGCTTAGAGTAGGGATGCGTGTCGGCATTGTAAATATGTATCCTTTATCAGGCGCAGAATTCATAGTACGAGCATTAGATAAATTAGGTCACTCATCTTTTTTACTGAAAGGGGATCAGTTTTCTGAAGAAGATCTCTTTGCTCGGATTAAAAAGTCTCCTATAAAGAACTGGATTTTCAGCGGGTCTACTCTTCATATTCATGAAGGAGGTCCTCAAGTTCCTTTAGATATTTTAAAGTTAGATAAGCATTTTTTGCTAATTTGCTATTCAATGGAATCTCTTATTACACGCATCTGTAAATGTGAACATCATCTGAAAGAAAGATACACTCATAAAAATGAAATTTTTTATTTGCGGCGGCCTGCTTACTGGCTCTTTGACGGAATCAAAGAAGATATGGTCTTGCGGCGAAATCATCGCTGGTATCTTCCTAGTGGTCTTTTACCAGTTCATGAGATTGCTTCATACAGAGGCGAACTTATGATTGCTGGATATAAGAATTGTCTTATGATGCAGTTTCACCCGGAGAAGTCAGCAGATGGATTAAAGATGATTGCGAATTGGCTTGGCTTTTCCCCAAAAAAAATTGAATAATTGGGTGCCAAGAGAATAGGGTGGGCGCAGCAGAATATCAGTAATTAAGTACAATGGCAACTTTCATCAATGAGCAATCGGAGGAGGATTTTGGGTCCGCAATGTTCTCCTACACGTCCCATACGATGGGCAAGCAGGAGGAGCGGAAGAAGTCTGATCGGAAGACAGGTAAGGAGCGGCGAAAGGCGGAGAAGACTCTGCGGTGCGGAGCATCCTTAGTACGAGCAGGCCCGGAGATTACTTCTATTAACACTATCTGGTGTATTGGTCGCAGCGGCCACTGGGGAACTCCGATGCTGGATGATTATGGTCTGCTTATTCGGCCAGATTATTGTGTTGATTGCCAGCACAATGATGATAAACTTGTTGCGGAGAAGAGCAAGCCTACTTATCCTACTGAGGATGAGATTGCGTGGATGTCTGCTATGGAGTATCAGTTGGACATGATGGAACTTGCTGAACAGCAGTTTCGTCTAGATGAGGAGCGGCTAATGCTTGAGAAGATCAACAGAATGCATCTCATGAATCTTCTGCTGGAGTCTCTAAAGATTTCTAATGAGGATCCCTATGATAACTACATTCCCGAGATTGATGATGATTTTGATTTCTAAAAAATTGAGGCTTGTGGGGCACAAGAATCAAAGCAGGTCCATTAAAATGAATAAGGAATTCGTTGAAAAAAATTATGAAATTGCCCTGCTGGCCTCAATCTTTCTATATATCATCTTTCCTGTCTACATCGTACTGTTCCTCATCTGTTCTGTGGTCGCACTTGGGCGCGGTCAGTTGTACACCGAACGACTTAGGGAATTCCTAAAGACGCTTTCTGATATTCCTGCAGTTGAATCAGAAATGCCTCCTATTGCACGTGCTCGGTCAAATCGTAAGCGGCGTGGTTCGTTCAGTTAAAACTGAACATCCACCCCATCTCTGCTAGATGTGGGGTCGCTCAGCTAAATATCCTTTATACAATAGATGTGGCTTTCAGAAAGTCATTGCGTATTATTGCTGATTTTACTTTTTTTTATCATTTGGCTAGAAGGGAAACACTATGCCTATGTTGAAACTTTTGGTCTGTCTGAAGATTTAACGCGTATTTCATACATTGCATATATTACTTTTGTGTTTGGATTCTTCGGACCTATTGTGTGGCTGGCTTTCTTGTAAAAAAATTTGATTATAAATTAACCATTTGTAAAGTGCAGAAAACATCGTAACAAATCGTAATAAAATGACCACGCTCTTAGGAGGAATCGTTGTAAATGGAGTGGAAACTCTCCGAAAAGAAATTGCTGCAATTCAAGACATACTTCGTATGAAAAATGAACGTCTTCATGAGATGGAGTCGTTTCTTATTCGTCTTCAAGGAAGGCCTTCCTCTATGTCATATGAGGCGGAGACTCTAGATGTATCTATTGCCACCGTGATCACTCCTCCCAAAGGAGATTCTATTCTTTCTAAGATGAAGGATAAGGAAGTTCTTAAAATTTTCTACAAGAGTAAAGTCATTGGTACCGGAATTCTACATTTTGATGAAAAGGAAAAGAAGGGATACTATATCCTTGATAAAGAAGATGACAAGAAATATAATACTTTTAGTAAATGGTCCCTAGCTAGAAAGAAGGAAAAATATCCTATAGAATGGGCCGATAAGATAACAGATGATGCAAAAAGATCAGTGAACTGTTTCCGCGATGGAAAGTGGATTAAGTTGTCAGAACTTTCTTAAGGCTTAAACATTTAAGGCATAAAAAGTATATTATGCCTTCTCAACCGGTTGGAAAGCCCCTCGTGGCCGAAAACGACAAGGAGCGTTGCTCTGCGACTACAAAGGAAATGACGCGCTGCCAGTTGGCTAAGACTGCCGCTAATTTTTGCTCTGTTCATGCGACTAAGGTAATGAAGAAGGTGGTTGTACAGCCTGTAAGAAAGATGGTGACCCGCTCCTCCGCGAAGTAGATTTCGGCGGTGTAGAAGGATTTTCAGAACAGTCTGGACATTGACTACTATACATTGCTTCATTTATCTCTTCATCATCCAGGCCCGTGATAGAAATTTGTTCTATAGGATTGGAACAATCCCTACAGAATGAATACACTGGAAGTTCTTCCTCTTCATCATCAGCATCATTTCCGTCATCATCTACACTTCCTTCCGCCCAATAACAAGCATCGCAAATTGGAGCAGTTGTTGTCTGTTCTTCGTCTTCCCAGCAGAAATTTGTACGATCTTCGCTATAAGGGGGTAAATTAGGATTATATCCCGCGATTTCATTAAATTCTAATTCGGTGCTACAGAGATGGCAACTCATTCTGCTTCTGCTTCTACTTTTCCTTTTGAATTTGGGGGTTCAATTTTTTTTAAAAAATTTGAGGGGTGGTGGTACCGGACTAAATGCAGGGATGCCTCTTCAAGACGTACTTTCTTCATGGAATATTAATACAGAACGAATTGCGGATATTAATGATATTCGTATGAGATTCCTTCCTGTTGTAACAGAGAAGAAACTTGAGGGAAATCTAATAGAATTTGAAAATGTTAGCGCTAATGAAAAATATAGGGTTAGGTATCGGTCTTTGATTAGCAAAGGTTCTAATGGAAAGATTTATGATGCTTATCGTTCAACAAATCGTGGGTCTGGTTATACACCACTTGTTGTTAAGAAGATTAAGTGTTGTCTAAATGCGCTCCGTGAATGCGCAGTTCAAGCAATGGTCTATGATTCCATTCCAGAACATTGTCCGCGAATTTATAATGTCTTTCGCTCAAAGAATAATCTATGGGTCTTCATGCAGGATCTGCGAATTTCTACTGCTAAAACACATGCTTGTACTCTTTTCCAGTGGTTTCAGTGGATGTCTACTTCATTTACAGGAAACAAGGTGCAAGCAATTAAAGTTATTATTGAACGAATCCTATCAATGCTGGGTGATCTCCAGCAGAAAAATATGTTCAAACACGGAGATCTTCATATTGGAAATATTTATATTCACAGTACTTCTGATGAGATTAAAAATGTCTATCTACTTGATTTCGGATATTCAATGATAAAAGATACACGGACGCATAGTTCGTCACCTTACTGGCTAGAATACAAGAATGGAGTTGACTGTGCTATTCTATTGTGGTCTTTAAATCGGATTCCAGTATTTAGGGATAATGTTTCTCGGGATATTCTTAATTGGGTTTCTCAGAAACTAATTCTTGCTGATGGATTTGATTTGAGTAAACTGGAGACATCAGCAAATCTTTATCAGAAGATTGATGGGCTTTCTCTGGAAGAACTTGCTCCTTTGCGAACTGAAACTATTTCTCGTGAATTCTTCTTTCTATGAATCTGATAAAAAATTGACTACTATTTTTTGCTGTTTAATCTGTACGTGTTGATAAGAATGAGTAATTTTCCTAAATATGTTGCAATTTACCGTCCCGCGGAGAATGGTTATCAGGTCCTCTTTATTGATGGAGGCAAGTTTCAGGTTTTGACCAGCAATGTTTCAGATGGTATCTGGTATAATGTCGGCAAGAGCAAGGATTATCCGCGGGATGATATGTTTCAGGTTGTGCGACCTGCAGATAAGGAGATTTATTATTGGCCAACGGGATTTGATCTTGTGCGAAATGTGCCAAAGTCGTGGCCTAAGGGACCAGTAGTGCGCTATCCCATCTTTCAGTTTCTGACGCCTCCCGTAGGTCTCAGTCATACTGTCATTCCCGCAGTGGCTTCTGGGGAGATGAATGCTGAATGGGCTGCGGCAATGAAGGTAATTAGGGCGGCTGCTATTCTTGAGTATCGGGAATTTAAGGATATGCCAAGTCTAATTTCTGAGGCTCAGATTGCTCTTACTGCTTCTCCAGTCATTCTTCCACCTATGCCTCCTCTAGAAGATGTTACTACGACTGTTGCACCCAGTGAAGGAACATATTGGGCTTCACTCGATATTCTGCTAAACTCGGCAAAGAGTATCTGGTGGCTAGGATGGCGTGAAGTAGGCCCTTTCCGCAAGCGTGTTCGTATTCTTAATTTGGATATGCTGGAGCCTATTGAATTTCTCCATTATCTTCGGCTTGTTTCTAGCATCAATCGTCGTACTGATTCTTCGGGCGGTAATAAGATTGCTCTAAAGTTCACTGCTGAGGAAGTGGAGAAGATGCGGGATGTGAAAACGGATGTAGCCGTCCGTGATGAGATTATCAGCATTATGTCTCAGTATATCTCATAAGATAGGATTTGCATTTAAACTATACTAAAAATAAAAAAAAATTGACCCATTATTTTTTGTTTGTTGAATGCGGTAGGAAGTCGTAAAAAATAGGTAATAAGCAATCTAAAATGTCGGCTTCAGTAATTCCGGACGAGTTCCTGTGTCCCATCACAGGCGAAATTATGATGGACCCAGTCAATGTGTGTGCGGAGGGACACATCTTTGAGCGGGCTGCCATTAATCAGTGGTCCTTGACACGCAACAACTGCCCCACCTGCCGGACTCCTCTTGGTTCGCACAGGCCCGAGCGCCATCTCAAGCAGGCTATTACCGACTGGCTCTGTACTCATCCGCAGGCTGGAGGTGGAGGTGGCCTTATGACACGTCCTTTTAAGGATGGTGCTATCGCAGTAAAGGCTGAGACTTTCAGTGATGATGGAAAGACATTTCTTCATCTTACAGCGGAGACTGATTCTGCTGGTGGAAAGCAGGGCGGAGTCTATATTATTGGTCTGGATAACTCTGGATCAATGGCTGATCTGACTGATTCCGATAACAAGGAGATTTTCTATACCCGCATGGATCTGGCCAAGCATACCATCAATTCTGTTGCAGCGATGCTAGGATCTGAGGACTTTCTAGCAGTTGTCTCCTTCTCAAATGCCGCAAAGATTGTTCTAGAGCCTACACGAATGGATGATGCAGGCCGCGGAAAGCTCAAGGCTATTCTTCAGACAGTTCAGCCCGATTCTATGACTAACATTGATGCGGCGATTCGTTCCATGATGAGTATCGCCAATCGTCCCGAGATGAAGGGCCGTGCTATCTTTGGTGCGCTTCTGACAGATGGTGCTGAGACTGTGATTCCTTCTCCTAGTGGGACAGTTAAGGCTCTTACCCGCCTTGAGATGACAAATCCTTGGATCCTTTCCACCTTTGGATTTGGTTATCAGCTAAATAGTGTTCTTCTGACACAACTTTCTGAGATGGCTCTTGCGGGTGGTGGGTCATTTGGTTTCATTCCCGATCTTACCATGATTGGCACTGTCTTTATTAACTGGGTGGCGAATGCAATGGTCATGGGTACCCGCGATGCTATTATCCAGTATTCTGTAAATAGTGGTTCACCCGTCAGCATTCACACTGGCCCTCTTGCTATTGGTCAGCCCCGTGATTATCTTGTTCAGATTCCTGCTGGAGCATCTGTTAAGGTCTTTGCTGCTGGTATGGAGATTATTCCTTCTATGGCGGCTTCTCTACCTGAGTATGCTATTGCACGGAATATGTATCTCGCGGCGATGGAGCAGGTGATTTCTGTCTCTGAGAATGGGAGAACTGATGACGTATTTGGATATCTTTCAAAAATTGTTCAGCGATTTGCAGATTCTATGGATCCGCGGGTTAAGGCTCTTCTTCTGGATATTGAGTCAGTTGATCCTTCGGAGGGGCAGATCGGCATGGCTCCGCGTTACTGGATGCGTTGGGGAGGCCACTATATGCGTTCCTACCGGCGTGCTCAGCAGATCCAGCGTCGGCTGAACTTTAAGGATCCCGGTTCGCTGATTTATGGCGGTGATGAGGCATCTCTCTTTGGTCAGTGCGTGGTAAAGGGGGAGGAACTCTTTATGACACTGGATCCTCCGCAGCCAACTGGTGTTTCACGGTATAACAGTTCTAGTTCTGCTGCGCCTGCCTATGATCCAGCCTATCTGTCCGCTTATCTCAGTCAGCAGTCACAGGCTGCTCAGTCGGGTGGTTGTTTCCATCCTGAGACTCCTGTGCTTATGGCAAATGGTTCTATCAAGCAGATTCAGTCGCTGAGTCCCGGCGACCAGGTTTGGACCCCTCATGGTGCGGCTTCTGTCATCGCTCTTGTTACTGTGGGCCATGGTTCAGCAACATCTGTAATGATGAGCAAGGTTGGTGACTGTATTCTGACTCCCTACCATCCTTATCTTAATGAGGTGCTACATTGGGTAGTAGGTGCGGATACTGTGGGACAGGAGTCATATCCGACAGGGACTGTCTATAATCTGCTTCTTGACAAGTTCCACATTATTAAGACACCTGGCGGCATTAGTGCTTGTACTCTAGCACATGGTTTCACGGAGAATGTTATTGCTCATCCCTTCTTTGGTACCAAAGCTGTTGTGGAGGATCTTAAGAAGTGTTCTGGTTGGTTGGAGGGTCGGCCAGTCTATAAGAATCTGCAAGTGCGGCGGTCAAATGGCGTTATTGTGGAATGGTTTGATGCTCCGTAAAAAGTAGGGAGGATGGCCAAGGAACTATCCAAACATAAAAAATATAAATCAATGTATGGCCAAAATGAACTTTTCTGGGGTCTAGGAATTGAAGAAGAAACTTATTTACAATTTACCAAATTAATTTTTGTTTCTACGCCTCTTATTCGGGAACAACATACTGAAGAACGTTATTCTGTAAATTATTATTTGTCATATAAACCAGACTATAAAAAAGCATTTGAAAAGGTATTTCCTGATGCGTCTGGTTTTATAGGAATGCCCCTATTTATTAATTCTCATGCCATGAGCAAATTAAATACAGATGGAATTCATGAAACAACTTATGAGAAAGTTCCTAAACCTAATCCAAAATTTAAAGGAAAAACCTTTTTTGCTGAACTTCAAGACTATTGCTCCGAAATATTTCTTGATGAATATGAAAAGAATTTTACATTTGATGGGGATTCAATTGAATTTATGACATTAGGATTTTATAAAACAACGGCTAATTCTGTTATAGAAGAACTTGTCTCATATAAAAAGAAATTCTTGCAAAAGATTAATGCTTTTTTAACGGTCAAAAAACTATGGAAGGAAAAAGGATTATTAGAATATCCTCAGCGGAATCCCGGCTGGGCTGTTTATTATAGTAATCCGCGGAACATTGCCATGTTTAATAATGGAACATATCATATAAATATAACACTTCCTTCTCTGCTAGGTGCAAAGAATGCTGAAACGGATACACCGCCCCCACTTTTACATCCTGAGATTTTTAGACAGCAGCATAAACAAGCGATTTTATTATATCAATGGATGGAACCTCTGCTTATTGCTGTCTATGGTTCACCTGATCCTTTCTCGGCGTATTTTTCTGAATTTGCCAAAGGGTCCCAACGATGCGCTATTAGCCGATATATTGGCGTAGGAACATATGATACTGATACTATGCGTGAAGGTAAAGTTTTAACTCTTGAAATTGAAAAAATTCGTGCGTCCGAAACTCCTTACTGGTGGTATCGACGATTTCATGAAACTTCCGCTTATAGAGGACTTGATAAGATAGGACTTGATATTAACTATAAGAAACATTATAATCATGGAATTGAATTACGTTTCTTTGATTGGTTTATTGAAGATAAACTAGAAGATTTGATTAAATTCTTGGTTTGTCTAGCAGATTGTGCTCTAACTCGTGGAGAATCGGATGTTCCTGCTATGAGCGAAACATGGAATGATTTAGTATTAGGTGTCTTCAAAGAGGGGGCTGACTTTTTAATGACAGATGAAATGACCGCTATGTATGAAAAAATTCTTGGAATTCAACTGCCGGAAATTATATCTGTATCTGCTGGATTTGCACTTATTTCTAAAGAGATTATTCAGTTTTATCGCGGAGGAGTCTGTTCTAAAGCAATGCTTCTGGCATAGTAAAGGAACTAATTCGTTTGAATAATAGAATTAACACATTATTAATATTTATTAAAGCACAATGAGTGATTTTGTAAAGAAATATTCAAACGAAAAAGATACAGATATATCAAGTCATTTAGAAAATATGTATACGTATACAAGCAATATGAAGCCTTCTATTATTGTAGAATGTGGTGTTTCAACTGGTGAATCATCTGGGATCTTTTCCATTGTAAACAAAGAACTGGGATCAAAAGTATTTGGTGTTGATGTTGATGTGTGTAATATATATTCAACTATACATAATGGTACATTTATACACATGGATGATTGCTTATATGCAGATACATATAAAAAAGAGTATGGAGCCAATATAGATGTATTATTTATTGATACTTCTCATTTGTACGATCATACAAAAAAAGAAATAGAAAAATGGTTTCCATTATTATCCAAACAGGCATTTGTTATGTTTCACGATACAAATTTAGATGGATCGGGATATAATAGATCAAATGGAACAAGGGGCGCAAACTGGAATAATAATCGTGGAGTGATACGAGCAATTGAAGAGTTTTTTAATAGTTCATTTAATGAAAAAACTGATTTTAGTGGAAGTTGTGTAGTAGGAAATGATAAATGGTTATATAAACATAATACAATTTGTAATGGAATGTTTTTTGCTTGGAAAAATAAAGAGGTGGCAGAATAAGTGTCTATTTTAATGCAATTCTTCCGGCATAGAATAATTAGCATGAATTCTTCCTATGCGCAGATAACATGGATCAAGAGCATCTATGGCTGGCTTATCTTCATTACTCGTCATGATAATAATAATATGCTTATACATAATTAGGTCATCAAAGAACGTATTATATGTTGACTTATTGTTAATTTGTGTAGTAATTTTCTTATGTTTTTGGACTAGTCCTTCATTAACATTACGGATAAGAGTATTGATTTCTTCCAAAACAATGACAGTTGGCGATTCTTCACAGGGTTCTGAGTCTCGCAGAAGTAGATGTAATGTATCTCCGGGGTCAGTAGGATTGAATGTGTGACAGAATGTCCCCTTCAAATGCTTAGCTACGAGCAGACCAATTGTGCTTTTCCCTGCTCCTGAAATACCGTGAATGAAGAAGACTCCGCGCTTTGTTTCTTTATACTTCTGGCAGATATCCTCAACGATTTCTTTCTGCTGGCCCTTCGGCTCTAGACCTTGAACATCAAGACGTAGAGCTGAATAATAGAGGTTTGTGTATTCTCCAATCCGACTATAAATCTGAAGAGGACGTGATTCTTCAACGTATTCAGTTGATTCTACTGAATCCTTAAGTTTTGTGGTTACGAATGCTGATGAAATTTTCTCAGATTCAACCATCTTTGTGAACATCGCCTTTGTAGTTAAAATCTGTACTTCTCCTGTTCCTGCATCACGAAGACCTGAATATTTATAGAAACCCATACAGTTTGAGCCGATGAATGCCCCTGATGGAAAACTGTTTCCATGCTGATAGATAATTTCCGAACTGGTCGTATTCTTCTGTAGATACTTGATTACGGCGCGAACCTTTTCTTCATCATTGCGAATTGTATAATAATGAACACCAAATAGACGAAGAACAAAGAAAAGAGGTGTTAGAATTGGAGAAAAGAGTGACAAAAGGCCAAATCCTCCGAAGAAATACGAAATTTCTGATAAGAAACTCATCTTGCTTCATTAAAAATAATTTAAAGTATAATCAAATTTTACGGGATTAAATGACAATCACACTATTCTCGGAGCACTCTACAATGTTTTCAGTGTGAATCCAGTGAATCTTCCCAATCAAATCAAAGTCGGCGCGATTATTGTTGAGGGCGATGGTATATAGATTTGTATAGACCATCTTCTGTTCATTTGTTGAAAGATTCTCAAATGTTGTCTTTAGTTGGTCTAGCGGCTGCTCTGTGCTGGAAAGACTGGTCAGTGCTAGATAGCGCAAAGTAAGTGGCGTTGTAAATGCTGATAGAATCTTATTGTTTACTAGCCGCATAAGAAGATTCTTCTTATTTACTGTGCGATTATCAGCCTTATGCCACTGATTTCCACTCTGCTCAATATACCGAAGACTTGTGGGGATTTCGTCGCAAATGAGATGAACCTCTTCTACTGTTGTGCTTCCATCTTCAATTACATTATAGACATGATTCATACGACTGCAATTGTAAAGAGATGTACTTAGATTTTCATCTTCAACATATGATACTGTGTGGGAAAAGTCATCTCGGACAGAACTCGTATTTACATGAAACCAAAGTGTATCCTGATTGGGCAGTTCATGCAGGATTTCTAGCAAATGTCCCCTCATAGGAAACCTAATATAACTAATATGACTATTAACTTTCTTGCTGTAAAGAAACTTTTCTAGACCAATCTCTGTAAGATTACTGTTATTTACAGTATCAAATAGAGTTTTCTCATCAAGAAAGATTCTATTTTCGTAATTATCTACAAACATAACTCGTCCCTTAGGAAGAGATTCCTTGTGATAGGAATCAGCAACTGCAACTGCCTTAATTGCTTCTAGCAGAGATTTCTTCATGAATGCTGACTTCTCATTCTGATTACTGGGAATCCATACATAGTTAGGGGACATTGTAAAATACTTTGATTTATCTTAGGGCTGTAACGGCATCAAATTTTTGCTGCTTGTGTCTTTACGTGTTTACGTGTTTACGTGTTTACGTGTTTACGTGTTTAAAATTTGAATACAAAAAAGATTCATAAGATAGATATAGATATGCGTTTCTGTGAAATCTGCGGATATTATCTTTTCGTACGCGCGGATGCAACAAATCTGAAGCATACATGTAAGAAAGATGGTATTACAATTGAAATGAAGCCTAGCTCTGCGGAAGAAGCACTTATCCTAGAAACGCATTTCCGTACTGATTTACAGAATCAAAAGGGTAAACAGTCATTCATGAATGAATTTACGCGTTCAGACCCAACAATGCCGCATCTTCATAATGTAAAGTGCCCTAACGGAGATTGCCAAAGCAATAAACCAGCGTCTGACCCTTCAACTCCAGCAAAGGATATTATCTATGTAAAAACGGATGTTAAGAATTTGCTCTTTGAATATCAATGCCAAATCTGTAATAAGCAGTGGACAACTTAAGTCTCTGTTTAAAATATAAGAAAGAATAGGGATTAATGAGTGCCGGTGGTGGAGCAGGTCTTCTTGAATTAGTTGCTCGAGGAAAAAAAGATACTTTTTTTACTGGAGATCCTAAGATTAGTTTTTTTCACAGTATTTATCGGCGTGCCAGTCCATGGTTGCGGGAAACACGGTATTTACTTCCGCGTAATGAAGGTGATTTTGATTCCTACATAGATTTTACTCTAGATCCTGTGGCAGATATTGTTAAAGATATTCATCTTTTAATACAATTACCAAGTTGGCTGCCGCCCAGTATTGCAGCAATTAATGGGACTTCTGTAATCCGTGATTTAAGTGGAAACTCTTATGGATATACGAATCATATAGGATATTATTGTATTCAGAAAGTACAACTTTTTCAAAATCAACTTATGCTCTATGAAGATTTCGGTGAAGCAATGTGGCTACGAGCACAATCAAAATCTACTAATGGAAAAATTTCGGTTATTAATTCTTTAACGGGAGGACATGATGGTTCATTACTAGAAATTCAACGAAATGCAACACCCGGTCAATTAGAAGTTAAACTGAATCTTCCATTTGATTCTCTTCCAAAAGATTTTGGTCTTCCGATTAGTGCCATAAATCCATTTACACTAAAAATTCGGATTTATATAAATAAGTTTTCTCAGATTATGGAATCTTCCTCTGGTGGACTAGCACCTAATGTATTTGAACAAGCAATGACTGTTCAAAGCACTCTTGGAGGGACTTCAACACGTTTTATAACAAAGAAAAAGAGTGAATTGGGCCGACCAAATTTTCAATTACGCGTTCAATATGTCTATGTGGATTCAGTCTGCCAAAAACTTTTAAGAGAAACAACATGGAAAGTTCCATTCTTGCGATGTATCGCAAATCAATTTACACTGGAAGATAATATTTGGAAAATTGGTGTGCCACCGACTCTTCGTAAACTAGTTGAAGTGTATGGGTCAATTCAACGACTCCGCATTTTATTCCAATCTGAAGCATCTGCTCGTGCTGGACAAGCATGGAAATATACGCCTTCTGTTGGTACTAATTGGTTTACTTCTTTGACATTTTTTATTCATGGTCAAGACCGTCTAGGTCTATGGGAATCTGATGTATTTGAAAAAGTAACATCCTATTCCCATGATGTAGGAAAGAGTGTATCGGGTGTTTATTTATTAGATACAGGAGCGGAAGACTTGGATATTCCTGCAGGAACACTTAATTTAACACAGGCTGAAAAGCCAGAATTACAAATCCTCTTAATTGATTTAGCGAATGATCCGCGAACAGGAGATAAAAAAACATTTATGCGGGTTTATGCGGATATTTGGGATTTGTTAGAACTTTCTGGTCAATGGATGAAACTATCTTATTCATAAGTGGATTCATGTGGCTCTGAAAACTCGGTTACCTCATTATCATCCGGCTCAATAATATCAATCGCAGACTTGTGGATTGTTGTAACATGCGAAATAGTCTGGAACTTTTCAGTCGGCTGAACACGCTTACGGCGAATATGGACAACCGCATCTGAATCATCAAAACCTTCATCGCAATCGGGCTCTTCCTGCACAGGCGCTGTCTGGGGGCGCGATGACTTGAAACGGAGTGGAATACCTACGGGGAATACATCTGCAGTATATGCCTTTGCTTTTGCTGCAACTGCTGCCTTCTCCCTATCTAGTGCTTTGATAGCCGCATTCTTATAAGGAGATGCCTTTGACTGAAACTCTGTGGTATTTCGGTTCTCTACAACAGGACTGGTGACCCTCTCTGAGGTCGTGGAACGAACCTGCTCAACTTCATTACGGAGGCGGGACGAAAAGACTGAACCCTTAGCATAAACAGGCTCAGTAGTCCTATGTGCTGTTAGGCCAGATGTAAACTGACGCTTAGAATATACTTCATTTGTACGAACTGATTCAATGAAATCAGGTGATTTCTCTACCGGTGGTGCAGGTGTCACCTTATTACTCGTACGCTTTCCTACTGTTGTCCACTGGCCTTCCATTACAATTATTTCTTTATTCAACGGGGTATGGTGTTTTATCTTGCGGGTGGCATATTCAAATTTTTTAGTTTTACTTGAAAATTTGAGTATTATCAGTTAATTTAAGAATAGGTAAATGAATCTTGATCGCATGAAATGGTATGGTAAAGAGCATTTGAATCCGGAACACACTAAGAAACTAGTAGTTGCTTGGCAGGCTCCACCGGGAAATTGTCATGATTATTATTATGATAAATTTCCTGATTTGTACCCTCATTGGCTTCCAGCAGATCATCATATTGTGGGCTACAAAGAGGCTTTGTATCCGAAACATAGAGATTACAGAACTTTTAAATCTGCCCCTAAGGAAATTAAGTCAAAACATCAAGTGGAATGGGAAAATGGATATGGTCCTTGTAATGTTTGCTCGGTTTGTATTACGGCAAAACAGAAGAATGATGAGAAGCAGGCCGATTATTACCAGCGTTTAGAGGCCTGGCGTACAGTGGGAACTCCTATGTAGAATTCTCCTTTAATCCATGTAGTTTTATTACAGCATTTTCATAGTTAGCACAATTTTTTTTAAATATTATAAATAGATGGGATCTTCTTTTTCAAAATCCAGTACTTCTATAACTTCTCCTACATCTCCTGCTTCCACTTCTCAGCCTTCTTCTTCAAATTCTAAAGTAGTTGATATTAAAGAAAATGCAATATCAAAGTCAAAACAAAAACCGGTTACTCGTTTTAATTTACAATTAGCACAAATGGTAAATAAAGTTAAAAATAAATTAGAATCATTACCGAATGATAGTACTGAATTAAATGCAATGAGAAATGAATCAATTGACAACTTTGGAAAAATTATTTTACCTGAAGTTTTAGTAAAAAATAAATTTGGTTTTTATGATCCTTCTCTTAAAAAACAAAGAGTTGATATTATCATAAATCTATTAACTTTATTATCAAATTTAAATATTATCCTTCTTAAATCTTATCTAATATCAAAAGAATTAGATGATTTTATACAAAATGGACAAGTTATACATCCTAGATTGAGTTCTCCTGTGTCACCAAACGGTACTTATATAAAAAATTATTTTACTATTGTTGCTAGTATTATAGGATTATCATTTGAACAAATGATAAGTGATACTAATGAGACAAGAAAGCAACCCTCTAATTCACAAAGATTTTATGAATTAGAAAATAATGAAATACAGAGAATAATAGTAAAATATATAAATTTAAGTGCTCTTCCTATGGGGGCAATTAATAATCTTGAAGGACTTTACTATACAATTGAAAAAAGTAGGCTTAGTTACAGTGAAAATCACTATGAGGCTAGGGAAACATTTTCTAAAGAATTCAATTTTGATAATGTTAAAGATTGGGTTGCAACAGAGAAATATGGACCTCTTGCAGCAACAAAATTTTATCGTAAACATTCACGCCAATTAAAGAGTTCATCTAGAAATAGAACTCGTAAAAACTAAATAGATTTAAACTTTTAAATATAAATAATATTCTAAATATCTTTTATATTTTTACCCATATTAAGATATCATAATTATAGTCCCCCACGGAGACGGAGAACAAGGTGGAGTGTGGACTCCTTCTGAATGTTATAATCGCTCAGTGTGCGGCCATCCTCTAATTGCTTTCCAGCAAAAATAAGACGCTGCTGGTCAGGCGGAATGCCTTCGCGATCTTGAATCTTCTGCTTTACGTTCTCAATACTGTCTGACGGCTCCACATCCAGTGTGATTGTCTTGCCGGTAAGCGTCTTAATAAAAATCTGCATGGTTGTTTCTAGTCTACTTTAAGATATTTCCTTTAGACGGAGGCTTATTGAATTTTTTTTATGAGGGGTCTTCGTCAACTGCTTCCTGCGGTGACAGAAGAGGTTCAAGAGGGATTACCTCCGGCTGTCGCGACACACTATCTTCCAGCAGAAGAGTTGCTAGAATCTCGTGCGCATCCTCCATCTTGTCTTGCTGTGCAAGTCGCATCCGGCGGTCCATGTTCAGCTTGTCCTCGAAGTTGAAGACTAGGGAATAGACGCGGACCTGTTCTGTCTGTCCGATACGATGAGCACGTCCAATCGCCTGCTGGATGACTGCGGGATTCCAGTGTTGCGTGTAGAGAATAACGCGTGTACAGAATTGGAGATTCAGACCCGCTCCACCTGCTACCCATTGGACTACAAAAGCCACAGAGGGGTTTCCACCTTGGACTATGGAACGTGCCTCCGCAATAGAATCTTGCCTCTGCTGGAAACCAACTCCTCCATTAAGGATATAAACATGGTTGTATCCTTGTTCCCTAAAGATGCTTGCCACAATGCGAATCTCATCCGTAAAGGTACAGAAGGCGATTGTTGGCTCTTTTGGTGTGGTAAAGAGCAGATTTGACAAGGCGTGTGTCTTGCCTGAAGGAATACCCAGCCATTCCTCCTGCGGGATTTCTAGACCCTTTTTGTTCTTTAAGGAGTTGAAATAGACGTAGGGATGAGCCATTGCCTGATTCATCCGCATGAAGAGCTCTAAAAGCATGAAAGGTGGAGTCCGATGTGCCTTTGCAAAGATAATTCGGCCGACTAACTTTGCCAAAAGTTTTCGCTCGGGGCTAGACTCTGCCTTACAGATGATGACCTCCTTCTTGTATGGAGGAGGAGTACCGGGAAAATTCCACTGGCGAAGGTCAGCATATGTGCGACGTAAGAGGCAGTGTCGCACAAGTAAAGTCATCGGATGATGCTCTACAGCAATAGGATTGAGCCATGTAAAGAGATTCCGAAGATCATCCTCCCGATTCTGAAATGGTGTTCCTGTTAGAAGCCAGCGCACAGAAGGAGGAAGTTTCATAAGGGCCTGAAAACGTCTAGTTTTTGGACCGTTTCGGATGTTCTGCGCCTCATCACACACAACACGCTGAAAGGTTGTCTCATCCAGTAGTCCATACTTACATCCATTTACAAAACGGTCGTAACTAATGATAAAGATGAATTTTCCTGTAGATTTGGGGTCACTGTGTTGACTCCACCGAGAACTGCTTGTCTTCTTGTGATAAATTGCGATCTTAGCCTGTTGGAGGGCTGCTATCCATGTTTCTAACAGAGATGCTGGAACAATGAGAAGCGTTTTCTTAATATGGCTGTTAAGAATGAGGCCGATGAGCTGCCATGTCTTTCCCAAACCCATATCATCTGCTAGAATGCCGCCCTGAAACATTCTAGCATCTGGGGCCTCTCTACTAAGAAGCCATTTCACGCCCTCTTCTTGATGCGGAAGATAGGCAAATCCCTCATACGGAATTGTCAGAGCCATTGCTTATTTCTTACGTGGTTGTCGTATGGAAAAATGTGTGCACGCCTGCTATTCTGGTGGCTGCGGCATTTTCAATTTTTTTAAACAGACAAAAAATATTTATTTTGTTTTAGTTTTATGTTGCGCGTCTTTAGAATTCCTCATCTTCGGGAAGAATGCCTAGAATTTCATTTATCTTGGGCTTATTCTTCTCATGCTGGAAAGCAATCCAGTCATCCCAACTCCAATAATCATTATCCCGAAGATCGCACCACTCTAGCATATCATTATGATGCTTAATAATTTCATTAAGTCGGTCAACTTCCTGCTCGTCCTCCTGTGTCCAAGCCGCCTTTCGGACATACTTATGAAGCTCTAACTGACGCCTCTCCAGCATTTCGCGCCAATAATGTGCGGGAAGATTACTATCCATTTCTATTTTATTCTTGTTGCGGCTGCACTTTGCCTGCTGCAGGCGGGGGGGTCAATTTTTTTTGCGGAGTACAAAAATATTCTTATATATAAATGCTTTGCTGTTTGAAAAATAATGGAGAAAAAAAGAATTTATCTAAACCTCTTCTATCGGAATCAAAATCATATGGAGGAGAACCTAAAACAGGAGAACCTAAAACAGAAACACCCAAAATAATAGAACGAAAATTAACTGGATTTGAGCCTGCTTCTTTGTCCGCTCCGAAACCTTTTGTTACATTTTCTCCCAAACCTGAGCCTATAGTTGTAGAACCTGAACCTGAGCCCGAGCCTGAACCTGAACCTGAACCTGAACCTGAGTCATTGCCCGAGCCCGAACCCGAACCTATAAAACAGGAGCCAGAAATTTCTGAGCCTATCACAATTCCTTCTAAAAATATAATACAATTACCTATTCCTCAAGAGGAATTTCCGGCACCAAAGGAAAAGAAGAATCATTCTAAGTCTAATAGACGTTAGGCAGAGCACATTACGCATTCCTCCTCTTTCTTTGTCGGCTGAGCGACCTGCTGGACCGGTTCAACAGTAAACTGCTGGGCCTTTACTACCGACTTGGTTCGCAGATAATAAATGCCTGTCTTCAGACCCTGCTGCCACGCATACACATGCATGCTAGTTAGCTTACGGAAATCTGGATCGGCCACATACAGATTGAGTGACTGACTCTGGCAGACATAAGCTCCACGCTGTGCTGCCATATCAATAAGCGTTTTCTGCTTCATCTCCCAAACTGTCTTATACAGAGCCTGTATATCTGTAGGAATATCCTCAATACCCTGTACTGACCCTCCATTTCCAATAATCTTGTTCTTTAGTTCGGGGGACCAAAGACCAAGAGCAAGGAGATCGCCAATGAGATATTTGTTGACCAAGATGAATTCGCCTGCTAGAGTTCGGCGGGTATAGATATTGCTGGTGAAAGGCTCAATACACTCATTGTATCCAAGAATCTGGCTGGTGGAAGCAGTGGGCATTGGTGCTACGAGCAGTGAATTCCTTAGACCATACTGCTGGATATCCCGCTTGAGTTGTGTCCAGTCTAGTTCAGGATGCGCTACAGGATCAACATGCCATAAGTCAAACTGGAGTTCTCCTAGGGAAGCTGGGGAACCTTTGAATGTCTCATAATGACCTTCCTCCTTCGCAATTAGCATAGACTGCTGGAGTGCCGCATAATACATATGGGCGAAAATCTGCTTATTGAGCGCATAGGCATCGGGGCTTTCCCAACTGAGTTTGAGAAGAGCAAAGACGTCTGCCAATCCCTGTACACCGAGACCAATAGGACGGTGACGCATATTTGACTTCAAGGTTTCGGGTGTAGGATAGTAGTTAACATCAATAACTCGGTTCAGATTAGTTGTCGCAAGAGCAACTGTACGGCGGAATGATGCGAAATCAAATTTGCCATTTGTAATGAATGCAGGTAGCGCCATGGACGCAAGATTACATACAGCCGTCTCATCGGGGGCTGAATACTCAATGATCTCCGAGCAGAGATTGGATGACTTGATGACACCCAGATTCTTCTGATTGCTCTTACGATTACAGGCATCCTTATAGACTAGATAAGGTGTACCCGTTTCAATCTGAGACTCAAGAATCTCAAACCACAACTTCTGTGCCTTGATGGTCTTCCTTCCTTTGTTCTCAGATTCGTATCGCTCATACAAAGCCTTAAACTCATCACCATAGCAATCGGCAAGACCCGGTGCCTCAGCGGGGCAGAAGAGTGTCCAATCCCCATTTGCTACAACCCGCTCCATGAACAAATCGGGAACCCACAAGGCATAGAATAGGTCACGGGCCTTCTCATCTTCTGAGCCTGTGTTCATCTTCATGCGGATAAAGTCGGCAATGTCTGCATGCCACGGCTCAAGATAGATGGCAAATGAACCGTTGCGCTTTCCGCCTCCTTGATCAACGTAGCAAGCCGTGTTATTGAATACACGAAGCATCGGGACGATTCCATTGGAAACACCGTTTGTCCCATGAATGATGGACCCCTTGGCCCGAACATTGTGGATATGAAGACCAATTCCGCCACTGTGCTTGCTGATCGTTGCACAATCCTTGAGTGTATCGTAGATTCCAGCAATGGAATCTTCCTTCATTGCCAGTAGGAAGCAACTGCTCAGCTGAGGCTTTGGAGTACAACTATTGAAGAGGGTAGGTGTAGCATGTGTATAAAGTTTCTGGCTCATTGCATCATATGTCTCAAAGGCCTTTTCAAGATTTGCGGGCCAGAGTTCCAGGGCTGTCCTCATCCACATGTGCTGAGGCCGTTCTAGTACCTTGCGATACTCATCGCGCAAGAGATATGACTTCTCTAGCGTCTTGAAGCCGAAATAATCAAAGAGATAGTCACGATTGTAATCCAACTTCTCTTCAATCTGGGGACCATTGGCGTGCATTAGAGCAACCAACTTATCACTAACAGCGGGCTGCGTTTCACCCTTCTTATTCTTGACGGCCGCAAGACGTGTTACGACTTCCAAGAAAGTGGCCGGTGTATTCTTGTGATGATTACTAACAGCAATCCGGGAGGCTAGGATGCCATAATCCGGATGCTCAGTAATATAGGCAATTGCTGTTGTACATGTTAGTTCATCCAAATCACTTGTCTTAATACCGTCAATGATAGAACCCAGCACCTTCTGTGCAATCATTGTGGCATTTACAGAAAGTCCGTCACAAGCACCGCGAATGCGCGCAGTTACCTTGTCAAAACTGACGGCCTCCATTTCTCCATTTCTCTTTTGAACACGCATATCTACAATAATACTCATTCCGTTGTTGGTGAATTTACGCATCCGGGTTTATTCAAATTTATTATATGTATAGGATAGAATGTTGGGGATATTTTTACTGATATTATTACTATTAATGGGACTCAGTGTATTGTCATGGTTTACCAATTATACACCCGTTGCGGAAGGTCCACAATTACCTGTTTTTTCAAAACAAGAAAACTTTTTGAGCCCACAAGATCAGTCAGCAGACTATAGACTTCTAGCAGGAGTCTTTCCTCTTGATAATTCAATGGCTCGTGCTCGTACGGATATAACGTCTGAAGAATGTCGCATTCGTGATGCTGCGGTAGATTTACAACTAGATGGGGATTATTCGCAGAGGACTAATAATTATCCGCGGAAATTCCCTGATAGTTGCTCGGCTCCCCGGCACGAGTTGCTTCTGAATTTTTACACAAGTTCTGATAAAAAACCATTTCAAGCAGGTACGCTTTGCTAGCAAAGCATCCACCCCATCTCTTTGCGATGTGGGCGTGCCACTCTGCTAATCATCTTTAACAAACATATACCGATTTTGTGATAAAAGCCAACGTTCATATTCAGTATCCCAGCAAGCCCAAAACTGCTGGTAACCGGGAAATCCGACTTCAGTCCACCAGAAAGAATTTCTGTGAACTGTTTTCCAATGACTATCTTCCAAGAACCAGTAGGCTCTTTCACGAATAATACTTTCTGGCTTTAGTGTTATTGGCTTCCATGCGGATAATTTACTGGTGTCATTCTTGGCAAAAGGCCCATATTCATATCGCAGTGTACCTTCCTCTTCAATTACTACAAGTACCCCCATCCAACCCTCTTTTTCTAGCAGGTTGGGTGATTGACTAAATTTCATTTCTATATATTCTACTGCTGGACACTGCGTGACTTCCATTTGGATTTGCATTTGACAGTAATATTCATAGGGAATTTCGTCTTCTACTAGCAAACGCGTTATAGGACACTTAATTTCCACTAGATGTCCTGCTCTAGGACCTGATTCAATCATTCCATCTGGACTGGCGGCTAGTTTTGTATGTGTTTTGTGAATAATACGTCCAAGATTATCGGCGATTGAATTATTATTGAAGAAGATTATTGATGCTAAATCTCTAGCAATTGGCTCAAACCGATGTCCCCATGTTGTAGCCTGAAGGCCATTATTTTCATTGCTAATTCCCACAGGGGTTGAATCTTGGATTGGAGTAAGCCCTGCTGTTTGTTGATTTGCCAAACTTGCTGCTTTAATAAATTTACGGTCATAGACATTTTTACGAGCAGCTGGCGCTGTTCCAATTACATATCCGAATTCACTAGCAGTAAGAAGATTGATTTTCTCTGCGTGCCACTCAAGTGTGTGCTGTTCTGTCTGTGGTTTATTTTTAATAGATTCTATAAAATCGGCGGCTTCTTTGGGTGAAAAGTGGGATGCTTTCTTCTGAGCCCATTTCATTGAGGATAAGAGCAAACAGTCTAGGATTTCATGCTCTTTCTTAATTTGTTCTGGATTACGCTCTATATGTTCATTTAATGTTTGCCATTCCTGCCAGACATCGTCGCGAACATAATCAAGTTCCCAATTATCAAGAGGGAAATTTCGGTCAGATTCTTCATACCACTCATTGAACCAATGACAGATATTCGAATACATTGTCTCTATTTCTATATCGCATTTTCCGCCGTCTTCTCCTTTACTTCTAGGATCTCTAGGGTAGGTAGAGTCGGAACTCGTGTTCTCCGTTTGGTCGCTCGTGGTAACTCTACTTTAAAGGAGCGAACTGTGTCTGTTGTTTGAATTGTAAGGCCTTTTATTTCATCAATTTTACATGTTTCAGTATTATAATTCACAATCTGACGTGTTTTAAGAAGTCCACGGTCTAATGCGGATAAAAGACACTGGGTTAAACGTGTTTTTTCTTCTGCTGTAATGTCCTTATAATCATTCGCAAAAGTACGAAGGCGATCTATTCTAAGAGCACGATCTAACTTAATCCAAGGCCTTTTAAGAGTATTCTTATTTTCCGAAGTAAAGAAGGCATCCATTCCTTTTTCCATATTTTGTAGAAAGTCAAGAGGTGCTTGAGGCGTCTGTGTTTGTTGAACAGGGGGAGGTGCTCCAACTGAATTTATAATCGTCTTAATGCGCTTTACTGTCTTTGCTCGTTGCATTTCACCTAAGTATATATAGCACCGCGTGTTTAGGTAAGCCCTGTTCTACCAGAGATATCTAATGCTCTTCGTAGCAGATTCTGTGTTGATTGGGGTAAATTTACAGCCTTGTTCCAGCCAAAGGGGTCTTCAATTGAATTAAGGGATTTATTGTATAATACTGTTGAACTTTGCCATGTTTTATCAAGAATTGCATGTTCTTCAAATATATTAGGACTCTTAGAATTAGTATTCCAGTAAATCTTATATAAATTCCAACCATTTCGGGGCAAAAGACTTGCTTCAGTTTTACCCGAATAAGGTAATACATAAAACGAGAATAGACTCATTGTCTTTCAATATAGATTTTACTTTAGGTTCGCTCAGCTGCGGATAGTTAATTGTATATTTTGATTTAACATAATAGGGAAATAGGAAATGCAGAGGCCTAACTCTACTTTTCATGGTATGAATCCTCAAGAAAGAGAATCTAAATTATCCGCACTTCGCTTTAATCCTCTTGGTCCACGAAATGTGGTTGACCCTTCTGTCTTTTCGCGTCCTGAGTCCCAGGCATTTAGAAAAGAAGAGCGTTCTGTATTAACAGACGCTGTTGTAACTGAAACTCCTACTACAATGTCAGGAGTACGTATTCGTGTAGAACCTAATTCCCGTGATGCCATGAACAGTCGGATTTTAGAACAGATGCCTTTTACTGCGGCTCGTAACATTGTTCCTAAGGATATTTTAAACGCTACAAAACCACTTGTTCAAGACATGAATCCTATTGATTCGCGACGTGGCGTAAATAGTTATAAACAGTCAGTAGAGTTCTTCCCTGATGCGGATACAAAGACAGGCATACAGCCCAAAGCCAAAGAACCAGAGCGTTTCATGCAGAATCCCTATTTACAGCGATTAGATGCGGCGAATGAACCTCGTCAGATTGTACGCGAACTTCGGTCGGCTGTCACTGAGGATAATCGGGAGAAATATTTAGATCTATCACAGAAAATAGCAAATCGCAATTTTTCACACATTTTAATTCAGGATGATCAGGTAATGATCCAGCAGGTAACTAATCTAAAGGCTTACGAGTTACTAAAACCTAAGCTTGATGATTTTTCCACTGAGTATAGGCGATATGAATAAGTCAAAACTTAGTCAAAACTTACAATTACATTCATTTCATGTTGGTTGACAACTTTCATGGCTGAACGCGAAAGTTCAGTGCGTTGCCGACGACCCGATTGTAACTTCTTGCCATCCTTTGAATAGTGCTCCTTAATACTAGCATTCATGTCTGCTTCAATAGCGGTGCGATTCTCCTCAATGTAATCAAGAATCTTCTTTTCAATAAACCAGCGGAAGAAGTTTAATTGTCCAACTGTTGTCATAATTGATGGTTGGTTAAGCGCTTCAAACATAATACGGTCTCGGCGACAAAAGGGATCAAATAACTTCTTAGAATATGCTTTTAGTTCTCTTTTATAGTTAAAATGAACTAAAAACTGCTTTGTCCCCATCATATATGATGTATTATTCTTCTTTGCGTAATTTGTAATGAACCAATCCACTAGCCGTAGGCTTATGGGCGATTCGCCTTTAAGAATAGGTGTAATCTTTTCAAGATTTCCGGTCTCATTGTAGAAAGTTTGGAGATTTTGGACAATAAAATCTTGGCGGCACTGAACACGGACTTTTTGAGTTGTGTTACGCGGCTCGGAGTCTTGCATAATAATCTAGTTTATCTAGAAGAGTTTAAGTTATAAAAAATTAAACGCGGATTAGGTAGATGGCTGATTCAGATTCAGATAGTGAAGTTCCTTCTGCTAGAAGAGAAAGAGATGCGCCTGCTGATGCTCCCGCAGAACCTATAGTTAGAAGACAAAGACGCGCTCCGGCTGAGGAACCTGCGGACGAACCTGTGGAAGAAGTAGCAGCCGCGCAACCTAGAGGTAGAAGACGAAAGGGTGCTGCTGAAGTACCTGCTGAAGCTGAAGGAGCTGCAGCACCTGCGGAACCTAGAGATAGAAGACGAAGGGGTGCCGCTCAAGCACCTGTAGAAGCTGCTGAAGCACCTGTGGCAGAAGAAGCACCTGTGGCAGAAGAAGCACCTTCTGGTCCTCGTAGATCTGCTAGAAAACCTGCTAGAAGTGCTGCTTCTAAAAAGAGAAATCTACGGGAATCTAGAAGAATACTAGCAGAAAATGGAATTAATGCTGAAAATGATCGTGAAGGTGGTGAAGGAGGACAACAGCAGGATGCTGAAGAAGAGCAACAGCGGGAAGATGCAGAAGGTGAACAGGAGGAAGGCGCTGAAGGTGATGGTGCGGAAATGGGTCCGCTAGGAATGATTGGTGCTATGCTTAAAAGTACTGTTAATTATTTAAAAACTGACCCCTATAGGAGCACATTTGAGAATAATAAAAATGAAGAACCTTATCCCAGTTTAACACAATTATATGAAACCGCTAAAGAAAATCCAAATTCGCCGGAAACACTTCGTCAAGTTACTTCTAATTTTCGGGCTCTTAAACAAGGTTATCATAATTCAGGATGTGATACTGATGTAAATGTTTCAATGAATCCAAGATGTATAGGTATTCAAGCAGGTTTATATATGAGATTATTTGATATTCGTAAATCTATTGATGATTCTCTTGAACAAATGAAGCCAATTCAACAACGGGCTGTCTTAGCACGAATTAATAGAGAAGCTCGTCCTGAATATAATGGGGAAGAAGATGTATTCGTTCCTGCTGGAGTATAATTTAATACTTGTAAAGATTAGATGAACCCATTAAATTCTAAAGTAAATAATTTTTCTAAATCACTTGGTCTGGCATATTCCAGAAATGGAAATGTACAATATGTTCCCGGATTCAATAGAGAATCCGCAGAGCGTCTTTACACACTTGTTCAAGAAAGAAAAGGAGGAGATCAGCCACTTGATTTAAGGCTACAGTGGATCGCATTACTTATTACGTTGTATAAGAAGACAATGCTTGCTGATAAAAACAAAGTTATTTCTATGCTAAACTCGGCTGGATATAAAAATAATATTATTCAGAAAATTGCTACATTGAGTCAAGGTATGTCACGAGAAAGTATCATAGAATTTGTTACAGGTGTTGGAGCATTAAGTAATGGTCCTTTGAAACTTACGGAAAATGATATTAATAAATTATTCCCAGCCTAGTAGTAGGATATGAATTATTTACTTAAATCAAAATATGCTCTTTATTCCGCAATTGTTTTCTTTCTTTTTGCTAATCCTTATACATATCATATGACAGAAGGTTTTTTCGGTTCTTTTTTACATATTGCGACAAATGATTGTCCTACTGTGTATGGCGTATTTTTTCATACATTTCTTTTCTTTCTAGCAATGTTTGGTCTTATGACTGTACCATCTCTTGCTCAAGGTCTCTAACTTTGAATGCGATGCTCATAAGTTTTCTAGCAGCTTCTCTATATGAATAATTCTCATGAACAAATTTTGCCGGCGTATAGGATGATAAATTACTAAGAAAAGTCTCAAAATCAGATTTCCAGACCTCCTCAGTTGATTTCATCCCACATTCAGATGACCATGATACAATGCTTGTAACAGAACCTTCCATCACTTTGTTATTAGATCTATAATAATTCCGGTCAATACAGAAAATAGGACAATTGCACGCCATAATTTCTAATGCAGCTAGTCCCTGTGTTTCTTCATTATCCAACATTATACAGAATTTACTTTTTCGCGCCGCTTCTCGTAACATTGCGGGTTTATAAAAATGGTAGCAAATTACAGTACCTGTCATTCCATAAAAATTATGGAATATTACACTCCAAATATTTTCAATATCTGCCATTCTTTGCGATTTATAATAAATGAAAAAATCCTGTGTCTTTGGTGTATCTACTGGAGTAAAATAATCTGTATCTATTCCTGCTTCCCATACATTAACTGTTTTAGTTTTATCATTTAGGGCTTTTCTAATTGGAAATTTTTGTTCTAACCAATTTATTACCCACATCGCTGAGAATATTAGATGATTAGCATGTGACCATACTAAATCTTCATTCGCATCTTTCATGGCAACGTAGGAAAGTGGAATCGGATTTGGACCAAAAATTGTATTCTTTGGATACATTCGCACATCTTGGTATATTCCAAATAATTGAATATTAAACCAACCTGGTTCGTTTATAAGAATAATTGCATTAGGTAATAGTTTTTTTATGCCGATTATTACTCCTAAAATAACTGCCATGGGTCCGCCTGCAGCAAAATGACCTGTATGTATCCATAATCCTATTTCCATGTCCATTCCCTAATGTCATATATTTTTGTATTTATAGTTTTAAACTAAGCAATAATTTCTTCATATAACGGTTTCAATTCATTATCCCACACAAAATTCTGAGCCACCTTTTTGGCTTCTTGACCGTGTTTTTCACGCAGAGAAGAATCTAGCAGATACTTCTCAATTCCAAGACAGTAATCATGCGGGTCTACGCAGAATGCCTTGCCACCAAGAGCACCCATTCCAATAGGGATGTGATACGCAATATTTGCAGGAATGATAACACTGTTACTGGATGTACAGAACTCATTTAGACCAAGGATATCAGGAACAACCTGCGGGATTCCAACACCCATCTGCTCCATCTGGCAGAGACCAAATCCTTCACCTTCTGTGGTTGTTACACCAATATCTGCGGCATTGTATAGATTATTAATCTCAGAGTCAGGCAGTGCTTGATCCGCATTGCTCACCATGAGTCTGCTGGCAAAGGGCTCAATTGCCACATTGCGGGCGCGAAGTTCTTCTATGTAGATGTCAAATAGTGCATATCCGCCCTTTTCACCTTTGTCACAGATACAGAGCAGAAAAATAGGCTTTGTGGGGTACTTAGTGATAAGTTCAACAAATGCCATAATAAGAAGGTCATAACGCTTACGGGGAGAATTACGATTTACATTTAGCATAAGAAAACCATTTGCTGGAATTCCTAGACCTGCGCGAATTTTAGGACGATCTACCTCGGAGAATAAATCATTTGAATATCCGTGACGAAGAGTACGCAGACGGGGCTTGGGTGCGTCACCCAAAAATTGCTTTTCTAGAACAGAACGCCAGCGGTCGGTGAAAGCAAATACTACTGATGCTTCGCGGCGGATCATTTCCATAAACATCTGGCGCTGACCTACGTAAACTTGGTCCAAATAGATAATAATCTTGAAACGCCGACGCTCATCCGCATTCAACTGCTTGATAATTTCCTCTAGAAACTTGCACACAACTAAGGAATCGTTGTAGATAATAAGGACATCGGGCTGAACCTGCTTGATAACTTCAGGAAGACGCTTATATCCAAATCCCTGCTCAACAGGCTGTTCCATTGCTGCTGCATCAAAGCTGTTTACATTTGACGGATAAGGTCTGTAATCGGGAATGGATGTTCTAGCACGCTGAAATCCATAATGGTGAAGTTCTACGTCTGGCTTCTTTGCTAGATACTTCACAATATTGTAGGTTACTTTGCTATAACCAGTAAACTGCTGAATATGGGTGCCTACAAGTAAGACCTTCTTCTTGCGATTTTGAAGTTTATCAAGTGAAATGATATTAGATGGAGGCGGAGGAGGCTGTGCTGATTGCATTTGCATCATTTGTGTTTCAACATTCTTCATAATTTCAGGTGAAATGGGCCCATTCTGCGCCTGAAGTGTTGACAAGAGTGCCAACAGATTAGAATTCATATTAATTCTTTTTGGTGAAATTGGTTTAAATCAAAGACGCGGAAGATTAGATAGAATGTCTAAAAGGACTAATATGCCAAAGAAAAAAGTGATTTCTAAGAAACTGCGGGAAGAAGTATGGCTAAAACATTTTGGTAAAATATTTTCATCAAAATGTCCTATTCAATGGTGTACACGGGAAATTTCGGTTTTTGCATTTGAAGTTGGGCATAATATCCCCGAGTCCAAAGGCGGAAGAACAACAATTGATAATTTAATTCCAATTTGTGGAGAATGTAATCGGAGTATGGGTGACCGTTTTACAATTGATGAATTTAGTAAGCAATTTGCTTCTGCTGTAACTGTTCCTACAAGTGTCCCTACAAGTCTATTTCAAAGATTCTTTGGGTGTTTTAATAAGCCGCAACCGCAGCCAAAGCCGCAAAAAAAATTAAATTTGGAGCGAAAGCGATCATATGTTAGGACGATTTACAAATGAATCGTTTTTAATTCCAGATCTTGCTTTGAAATTCGCTCAAGTGCTGCTAGAATATGAGCAGTTATATTTACCTTGTGTGTCATCCAATATTTTGTCAAGTTCTCTTGAATTTGATTTAGTGCATCCAGATTATTGCTAATTTGTTGAATCATAGATTTTACGGATTGCCAATCCTTGGAGATTAGAATAGCATTATCGCCTATTAATTTATTATAACACTCATGCTCATTATTCACATCACCTACGCAGATGGGAATACATCCGGCTTCAAGGGCTTCGTATAGACGATATGTTTCATAATTCTGTCCCTTAGGGCATGGTATAAATCTTGTATTTTCAAGAGTTTTCATATATTCATCGGCTTCTTCCGGCAAGGGATGTTTCCATGTTGGAAGTAATTTCATTGAATTGGGTTCAACTGTGGCAAGTGTTTGTAACATTTCAATCCGATTAGGTTTATCAACTGAACCGGCAAAACTCCATGCTAGAGTCCTCTCAGATAATTTCTTGAATTTCCCTTTTAATGATCGATTGCGTACATATCCCAATGGAATAGTTATTACCTTTTCATTTGTTGAAATATCGCTACGAACATAATTACGAATTATTAACTTTACTGCTGGATGGTCATAAATAGATACTGGATCGTTCACTGTTTCATCACTTAAATGAAGTAGTACTACAGGCTTCTTTTGTTCTGCTAGAGTATTTAATTTTTGAAGTACTATTTGTTCTACTGCAGACCATTTTTGTATTAGTATGAAATTGATATTCTGAAATGTTGGGGATTCCTCTTTACCGAAAGGGATAAACTCAAGAGGTTTTCCAATAATCTCCTCTATCCAATCGCGCTCTAGAAAATCATTTTGTTGATTAGGGACAAAATACCAAACAGGATAGGGTTTTGCCATAAAATTAGGCGTGGGAAGATAAACAATTCCTGGCGGTCTACCGATAATATCTTCAGTAAATTTTTCTACCACTTCTTCTACAATTCGTCTTAATACAATGTTACTAGTAACTTTATTGTAAATAGATAATTTAGTTATTACTTCACTCAATAATTCATTTGTCATTTTATTTTTTTGGCTAATAAGAACCTGTTGAATTACGCGAATCCAATTGTAATTACGTTCTTTTATTTCAACTGCCGATAATTCCTTTTCAAAAAAAGATAGACACATACTTGTCATTTCGGGAATCTTATTCTGTGATAATTTTAATAAAATCGCATTACATTCAATATTCACACCGTCAACCATTACATCACTATTTGAGGCTGGCTTTATACTTTCAACCGTGTTAATTTCCTCCTGCGTAAAAACTTCAGTATTATTCCATAAATCAGAGTCAAAATTGTCTACACGTTCAAAGTTATTAAATTGTGATTTTTGATAAATAGGGTCCGTATCTTGAAAACATCCCGCAACGATTGGATGAATAAAATAAACATTTAGTTGTTCCATGTGATTTACAATCATATGGTCACCGCTTGTAAATATACCGCGTTCCTCAATGATTTTTGCCAACTTTCTAGCACCACGAGCAAACATAATATACGCATAATTACATGAATGAAAATAACGCCTCGGGTTTCCGGGGCTGAAAATTTCATTCGGTATTACCTTGGAGAAATGCATATTAACTAATTCTACAGCATTTCCAAAGGCTTGTTTATTAGGCGGTAGAATACCTCCAAGATAAATCACATCTGCATCTGCTGGAATTAATTTAGACGCCTCCTTCCACACATCTAACCATTTTGGATAGAAGCGGACATCATCTTCAAGGATAAGACAACTATGGTCATCACGAGACTCTTTTGCTAGACGCTGCCATATCTGATTGTGACTAATTGCACATCCCATAACCGCCTTCTTCCATTTGAAATCATTGTTACGGAAAAGATGTTTAATTTCTTGCGTTAATTTTAACTCTAGTCCATAACAGGCTGAATGACGCTTTACTTTATCATTCATATAGGAGTGAAAATCCGCAAATGACTTATATCGGTCAGTGCGTTTATCTAGATTAATAACTGCGGCTTCAGTAATTTTGTCAGCAAATTCTGTTTGTGCTTGGACTGTGGCAGTGATACCCATATTGACATTTCCTCTATGATGATAAAAAGCATAGTTACCTTGAATCGCTGCTGAATAGGATTCGCATGTTGTGAAATTTGCTAGAGGTCTGCGATTAATTTTTTCACGATAACTTAAAATACTCAGAATGGATTGGTCGTGACGATGTCCTTTGCTTCCTGTTTCCCACTTTTCTCCAACTAAGATATCGCGCGCCTTTGTGTAATAAAAAGCGTGTGTAAATAACTTCTTTGCAGCAGGGATAGATGTATTCCATCCGAGCACAGCTGCTTGAAGTTGCTTTGAATTAAGTTCTTCATCTGTACAGTTCATCATCTTTGTAAATTTTTCATGGCACCAATTTCTATTGATATTTTCATCTTCTAGCAGGAAAGTTCCTTCTTTTTCAATAATAGCATAGATGTCAGTAATTGGACGAGCCACCATAACACCTGCATCAATGTAAATACCTGGTTGAGACAAGTTATGATAGATTATCCAAAGTTTCCATCCATAATGCTGAGGCTCCCAGAAATCAGCCCACGGAATCTCTGCTGGATCAGTTGTAGGGAAAACGGTAAAAGTTACTCCGGAATAATTTTGTTTGATGGCTGAAATTTCGGTCGCAGCCTCGGGCCAGTAATACACAGTTATCTTTTCAAGTGATATTTTCTGTTTAATTAAACCTTCCAGCCATACTAGCAAACTGGGAATATATTTACTATTTACTGCTGTGTAAAACTTAGGACTATCTTTATTAGGAATTGGTGTACTTGGCATTTTCTGTATAACTGATGAAGAAGCAAACGGTAGAATTACTGTAACCAATCTCTTCATTTGGGTTCTAGCAAAAGTCTCTGCTTCCGGTGTAATTGCTGGAATAGAAAACATTTGGAGATATTTCATGGGGTCTGTATCAACAGCTTTGATTTCTTCCCGTACTATGTCCCATGATTTTCCATGTGCATTAATACCTCCAGCGGGATTGAAGTCACGGGCTAGATTGGGATCTCCCCAATAAACTGGAATACATCCCGCTGCTTTTGCATGAAAATACTTTTCAGTAATATATCCGGGATCCGAAGCATTTTCAAAACAGATATTGAATTTATATTTCTGCAGGAATTCATGCTTTACCATTTCACCTCCGCCGCCTCCCAGACCTCCTTCCAGTTTCATTCCAATATTATTCAAATGTGCTCCCGCTGAATCAACCCGTTTATATTTGCTAATTTCTCCTAATGCGGCATTTCTATGTTCGTTTTTGGGATTGGATACAATATATGAGGCGAACTCGGCCTTCTTTGCTAAGAAGTTCACCTGGGGTTTAGTACATACTTCATAGGGGATAGGCTTAGGATTACGGATTTGCCCGGGATCAGCGTTAAACCAGTTAACTTCTAAAATCCATAGTGGCATACGAAGTGTTTTAGCATTAACTTCAAGTGAATGTCCGACGCTGAGGATGATCTCGGGGCCTTCAATATGAGGATTGTTTTCGCCGCTGAAAAATATCTTGGGAACTCCATCGTATTTCCTGTGACCGTCGCCGAAAGGACCAAAGAAAACTAAATTAGGCTTTTCTTCTCCTGTAATCACTTTTACTTCAATATCTAATCCTTGTTTCTTAATTTCATCCTCTAGCAGACAAGTGAAAAAGTTATATTTAGGATTAAATTCAAACCACATGTCCGTAAAAGCAATAGATAATATACTTTTCTTTGATTGGCTTTGCTCTTGTAAAGCCAGTGGCGGTGAAAGTGATATCTGCTGTAAGGGATTGGCTAATGCTGCCGTAAAAAATGTCTTTGATTTATCACTTTCCCAATCATATTGGGTTAAACAATACATTTTACGGTGAATAAATGATTCTTTATTGAAAAACCCAGTTGAGGAATTTAAATTATTGGCCAGTTCCCCATATTGATTCACTGCCGTTGAAATTTCATTGGACGAGTAATAATATCCGCCTGCTTTTTGAATTCCTTTTTGAATTATTTCACAATTATGAATCAAAGGAATATCTAACCACAGAGCATCCAGCAGAAGATGTTTCATTGCGCGCCAACGCTGGTGCATAACGAGGATGCTCTTAAACTTTCTCAATTCAGGCACGGGTATTCTTCCGATAAAATTTCCCGATACATCTTTTCCGGCAAACAGATTTGTAATTACATTTCCATTAAAATACTTATTTTTCTTAAGAACATCACCATTTCCAACAATCCATGTAATAGGATTCTTTTCAATAATTTCTGCCACAATACAAAGCGGTAATATACAATTGCTTGTATTAGTTGTATTACTTTCAAGAACTACTAACTGTGATTCGGGATTTTCATACTGATTCCATTTAGAAAGATTATTCTTTGTACAATAATTATCTAAACTTACATGTTCCCAAATCCAGGGAACAACACGAACAGGGATTAAATAAATTCGTTCAATGTACGTTTTATCGTCAGCTGAGTAGCATTCAGGAATCCATACCTCAGATACATTTTTAACTGAGCGAATGAAGTTATTAAAGAAATATACGGAACTTTCCATATCATTAAAAAGCGGTGGCTGATGAAACCATATAATATGTTTCTTGGAAATTTTGAGACGTAGTGCCTCTGGAATAAACCATGAAATCTCAAATATAATATCAAATACTTGCTTTGAAGAAATTACATCTTCAAGGAATGAGCATTGTATATTCTTTTCCTTGAATGTTGATTCTAGTTCAGTAAAAGGATTCTTGCAGTCACTGGGCGAAATAAGTGTAGCGGTATGACCATTCTTGCTACACCAAAAGGCAAATGCGACGGCTGTACGATTACAGCCTTTCGCAAAGATACTATCCGTTCCTAGGACTGTTAATCCAATTAACATTCTATTAGAGCATTGTATCTATCGTTTAAACTTTTTACGCAGGATTTGTAATTGATAAAGGAACAGTGGCGTTTATCATGTCAATCCATGCTTTTTGATTCTCGGGATTATAGGGCGAAAATCGCCAGGTAAGTTGCTGAGATTGCGCCTTATACATTTCTTTTCTTGCAACGTGATTTTGGATAACATCTTCTACGGCAGCAATGGCAGAATCTAAATTATTACCTTCATAATAATAAGCATACTCTTTAAAAACTGAAAAATTATGAACAACTGGAAAACCCATAAACATATGTTCTAGAAAACTATAATTGTATTCATTATTCACAGTGTGCTGGAGAAGTATATTGTTATTCATGTGTTTAGAGACAGTGATTACATCTGCTCGTGGAAGAAGATGGAGTTTGCCTGCCTTGTAAAGAGTCAAGTTTTCTAAGATGTTACTAGTAAAAAAAGGATTATTCTTGAATTTATCACCGTTAATTATAACACAATCTTGGACGAGATGAGGGGATTTTTTGTAGAGTGCTTCGCAGATTAAAATAGGAAAAAGACTGTTCTTTTGAAAACTAATATTTGGTTCCATAACTGTAAATGAATAGGGGGGTGACAAGCGATGTTGATAAATATCTTTATTTTCACTGATAAATCGTGAATCCCAAACATAAGGACAGATTTTAGATTTAGGCATAATACGATTAATGCATCCCGCAAATTCTTTATGAACCCAGTAATGTGGTGAAGTCCAGATTTCATCTAATCCGCCAATTACATGGTGACTAAAATTCATTTCTGGATAAAACATTGGCGTCTCAATATCAATGTTTAAAATATTACCGAGGTAGACTTTGATTACTTTAGCACCGACTGAGCGGAAAGCATTTCGGATATTTTTATCACATGACATTCCGAGTTCAATATAAGCAAAGAGGCGAAAAGGAGACTTCATATATCCTTCCATGTCAATTACCCGGATGCTTTTGTGAAGTTCCGAACCATTTGTGCTTTTAGCAGAATCAACGAAGAAAAAGGGTTGATATCCTGCTGCTTCCAGCATTGTATAAATAACAAAAACATTCTGAAAAAGACCATTTGCCCAGAGATGATGGTCGGGAATCTTAGTTGTAGTTAAAAAAATTGCTTTCATTTCAGATTGGATTTTCATATTATGAAGTGAAAAAGAGGGTGTAGGTAGAGGTTGTATCTTACTTTCTTCGGTAAAACCCATTACTCGGTGTATGTATTTAATTCGTCATTTCTTTACGCGGAAAGATGTTGTTCTTCCATAGGGGACATACAAGGATGTCAACAATATTATTTTTCACAAATGATCGTTTTGCTTTCGCTAATTTATCGCCTAGTGCGACTACTGAAAAAATAATTTTAACTCCCGACCCGGTGGACGGAAGTCGTCTTTTTATTGGAAACAGCACAATGATTAGTTATGATGCTCGTTGTAATATATCTACATTTGATGGAAGCCGCGCTACAATGACTATTGATACATTGAATAATCGTGTTGGCATTGGCATAAGTTCACCCACAGTAGCGCTTGATATTGTTGATGCTGGAGGTGTGCGAATTGTTGGTCCTACAAATATTACAGGAGCAACCACTTTTACGGGCAATTCACGTGTTATTGGAGTAGCAACTGCTAATAGTTTTACGGGGTCGGGTATTGGTTTAACAAGTATTCCGGCGGCGCGTATTGTTGGCAGTTTACCGGCTGCAGTATACGCAAATGCTACAATCCCTGTTACAGCACTATCTGGTTATGATAATGGTAGTTTGGTACTCTCTGGACAACTAGCGACGGAATCTCTTAATGCAAGTACTATTTCTACGCAACATGGCACATTTAGTTCTCTAACAAGTGGGGCAGCTGGGATCGATACGCTATCAGTTAGATCATTTAGTACAGCCTTTGGCTTTGTTAGCACATTAACTATTGGTCGTCTTCTAGCAGGGTCAATTAGTAGCGGTTCTATTGGTTCGCTTGTAACCGATTCTGGTTCATTTAATCTTATTACTGCTGAAACTGCTGGGATTAATGTACTAAATACGGCATTATTGAGCACTGGAGCAGGAATCGCAAGTAGTTTTACTGTGGGGATACTCTATGCGGCAACAATTAGCAGCGGAACACTCGTATCACTTTCGTCGGCTTTAGTTTCTGTAAGCAATGCTGGAGTTACAAACGCTACAAATATTACAACAGTAAGTAACGCTGGTGTGACAAACGCTACGAATATCACAACAGTAAGTAATTCTGGTGTGACAAATGCTACGAATATTACAACAGTAAGCAATTCTGGTGTGACAAATGCTACAAATATTACAACAGTAAGTAATAATCTAACTACAGTTAGTAATTCTGGTACGACAAATGCTACGAATATTACTACAGTAAGCAATGCAGGTGTTACAAACGCTACGAATATTACAACAGTAAGCAATGCAGGTGTTACAAATGCTACAAATATTATAACAGTAAGCAATACAACTAATTATCTCCTAACAGTGTCCAATATTTCTGCGATGACTATATCAACAACATACGGTTTTTTCTCTACAATTTCTGCTGGAACTCTATTCGGAAAATTTATTGGCGATGGATCTCTTCTAACTAATCTTCCTATTGCTACAGCATTTACAACAGTCAGCACAAATCTAACCACAGTTAGCAATGCTGGAGCAACAAATACTGCGAATATTACAACAATAAGTAATAATCTTACAACAGTTAGCAATACTGGTGCAACAAATACTGCGAATATTACAACAGTCAGCACAAATCTAACCACAGTTAGCAATGCTGGAGCAACAAATACTGCGAATATTACAACAATAAGTAATAATCTTACAACAGTTAGCAATGCTGGAGCAACAAATACTGCAAATATTACAACAATAAGTAATAATCTAACAACAGTTAGCAATGCTGGAGCAACAAATACTGCAAATATTACAACAGTCAGCAATAATTTAACCACAGTTAGCAATACTGGGGCAACAAATACTGCGAATATTACAATAGTCAGCACAAATCTAACAACAGTTAGCAATGCTGGAGCAACAAATTCTGCGAATATTACAACAGTCAGCAACAATCTAACAACAGTTAGCAATACAGTTAATTATCTTCTAGCAGTATCTAATATTTCAGCCATAACTACTTCCACTAGTTACGGGTTCTTCTCAACAATTTCTGCTGGAATCATTTTTGGTCGTTTTGTTGGGGATGGATCTGGATTAACAGGCATCGCTAGTGGAGGTGTATCAATTATTCCTCCAATTCTTAGTACAACTCTTCTAAGTACCGGAATCCTAACTGCTAGGAATATTTCAACAACAGTGATATCAACAAGTTACGGATTCTTCTCAACAATTTCTTCGGGAACTATATTTGGTCGCTTTGTAGGTGATGGATCTGGATTAACAGGCATTGCTAGTGGAGGTTTATCAATTATTCCTCCTGTTCTAAGTACAACATTCTTGAGTACTGGTTTCTTATCAGCATCTAATATTTCTGTTACAACAATGTCTACTAGTTTCGGATTTTTCTCAACTATTTCTGCTGGAACTGTCTTTGGTCGCTTTGTGGGTGATGGATCGCTTCTAACAAATCTTCCAGTAACTAGCGCTCTAACAACTGTCAGTAATAATTTAACAACTGTCAGTAATACTGGTGCTACAGTTAGCAACACAGTTAATTACCTTCTAGCAGTATCCAATATTTCTGCAGTAACAATGTCTACCAGTTTTGGATTCTTCTCAAGTATTTCTGCTGGGACTATATTTGGAAGACACATTGGTGATGGATCTCTTCTAACAAATCTTCCTGTTACAACTGCGCTAACAACAGTTAGCAACACAGTTAATTACCTTCTAGCAGTATCCAATATTTCTGCAGTAACAATGTCTACCACTTTTGGATTCTTCTCTACAATTTCTGCTGGAACAATTTTTGGTCGCTTTGTGGGTGATGGATCTGGATTAACAGGTATTCCTAGTGGAGGTGTATCAATTATTCCTCCTGTTCTCAGTACAACTCTTCTAAGCACCGGAATCTTAACTGCTAGAAATATTTCAACAACAATAATATCTACTAATGCAGGATTTGCAAGTAGTTTCTTTATAAACAGACTTACAACAAGCACTGCATCGGCATTACTAGGATCATTCAGTTCAATTAGCGTTGGTCAAGCATACATATCTTCCTTAACTGTGGATTCACTTTTCATTGGCAATGATATTGGATTTACAAATATGGGCGATGTTATCGCTACTTCGCTTAGTACTATACTGGTAACTACAGCAAATTTAATTGCTGTAAATGTTTCCGCTTCTTTTATATCAACAAATTATGGATTCTTTTCCACAATTTCTGCTGGAACTCTATTTGGAAGACATATTGGTGATGGATCTCTTCTAACCAATCTTCCAGTAACTGCTGGATTAACAACAGTCAGTAATACAGTCAATTATCTTCTAGCAGTATCCAATATTTCTGCTACTACAATGTCTACCAGTTTCGGATTTTTCTCCACTATTTCTGCCGGAACTCTATTTGGAAGACATGTGGGTGACGGTTCTTTATTAACCAATCTTCCAGTAACTGCAGCATTAACAACTGTAAGCAACACAGTCAATTATCTTCTAGCAGTATCCAATATTTCGGCTGCTACTATGT